GAGATGATTACGGTGGATGCTTTCAGTATACCCGATCATTGGTTTCATGCCTGCGGTATAGATTTTGGCGGGTGGAATCACCCTACGGCTATGGTGTGGATTGCGTGGGACAGGGATACGGATATGGTCTATGTATATGATTGTTACAAGGCTGTTCAAAAAGAGTTGGCAATACACGCTGCCGTGCTTAATACAAAAGGCAAGAAGGATATTACTGTATTCTATCCTCATGACGGCCAAAAGTCTGGCGATAGGAATACTGGTGTCGGTATTGCTCAGTCTTACCGTGATTTGGGATGTAATATGTTTCATACATGGTTTACCAACCCGCCTCAAGATGGTATTGAAGAAGGCAGGGGAGGTAATGCGGTGGATGTGGGACTGATAAGTATGTATAACAGGATGGCAGAAGGCAGGTTCAAGGTTTTCTCCCACCTGCGTGAATGGTTTAAAGAGAAGGATACCTACCACACGAAAGAGGGTAAGGTGGTAAGGCAGAACGAGGATTTAATGAGTGCCACACGGTATGCAGAGGGTATGTTGAGGCACTCCACACCGAAGGTCCGCACCTTTATGAGGCCCGTGGCGGTGGATAATTCCTATGATCCAATGATGACCCTGTTAAATTAAGGATATATATATTATGGGAAGCGTTACAAGGGCAATAGCCGATTATGATGAAAAGACTGGAGTAGGTAAGGGAATGGGCAGGGCAGGTGCGCAGCCCAGTATCCTTGAAATGGTAACAGGAAAAGGCAAGGCAAGTCCCGACAAAAAAGAGAGGGCTTTAAGCCGTGCAGATAGCAAAGAGAGGTATAAATTACTGTTTAGCAGCTATGATGAAGAGGGAGAGGGCGATAGTTTATTATAGAAATGTGTAATAAAAGAGGAAAGGTTGAATTATGGGCGGAATAGCAAGTGCTATAACAGGCGGGCCTTCACCTGCCGAGAAAAGGGCGAAAAAAGAAGCTGCTGCTGCAAAGGCCGCTGCCGAAGCAAAGGCCGCTGCTGATAAGGCTGCCGCTGAGAAAAGGGCTGCGGAAAACGAAAAACTCGCCAAAGAGCAGAAGGTTGCCGAGGAATTAAAGGCGAAGGAAATAGTGGCCGAAAGAAAGAGGAGGCGCACCATAGGTGTTAAATCGTCTGTTCTGACATCCCCCCTTGGCGTGATAGACGAAGATAGTTTGGTGGATAAACTGGGATAAGACGGGTAAATTATTACCCGTATATACAGCGTTATGGCAAAAAAGTTAAGCATGGAAGATACCATCACGGATATTGTAGAGATGGTAAAGTCGGCTGGTGAGACCAGGGCTGAACATAAACAAATATCAGATGAGGTAAAACAGCTTATTCTTACCAAAAAAGAGGTATTAGAAGATATAAAGAAGGCACGGAAGAAAAAGGATAAGGCCCTTGTCAAGATGAGAGAGGAAGAGGAATGGGCGAAAAAGGAAATTACAGGGGCAAGGAAAAGCGTTGGCCATGAAAGAAGGCTTGCTGAAGATAAGAAGAAGCTGGTTTTTGATGAGATGACTGCTGATATTAAAGAGGAAAGGGAGAGGAACATCTGTCTCGTAAGGGAGAACAGGGAACTCGATGAGGTTATAAAGGGTAAGAGAGAGAAACTCCAGAAATTAAAGGAAGGGATTGACTGCTAATGCCATCAGCAAAACAGGTAATGGCCAGATTTGACAGACTCGATAATGAGACTGAACGCAATAATTTTAAGACTATCTGGCAGGATGCAACCGATTATGTTCATATAAGGCGCAATGAAATTATAAGCAGGAAACAGAAGGGATCGCAGCGTACCGAAAAGGTATATGATTCCACGGCAATAAGGTCTAATGATTTACTTGCTTCAAGTCTACAGGGTTCTCTTACGAGTAATTCCGCATTGTGGGCGAAGATTAAGATAGCCGGGGATGATTTTAATAGTGATGATGCTGTCAGGGGGTGGCTTGACGGGACTTCAACGGCCATGTTCAGGGCTTTTAATGATTCCAATTATACCCTTGAAATGGCAGAGTTCTTTCTCGACCTGACAAGCGTTCATACTGCGTGTGTGCTTATAGAAGAGGATACGATAGAGAAGAGAGGGTTTAACGGTCTTAACTTCAGGGCATATCCTATTATGGATTATGTTTTTGAGGAAAATCATAAGGGTATTGTTGATACCGTTATAAGGAAATGCACCTTTACGGGCAGGCAGGCGAAACAGAAATTCGGTGATAAGGCGGGGAAAAAAGTATTACAGGCGGCAAAGAAGGGCGATGAGCAGTCTTTTAACTACCTCCACCTTGTTATGCCGATTAAAGAATACGGGGGCGGCAGGTTTGGTAATCCGGGCTGGAAATTTACCGATGTGTATATATCGTGTGAAGATGAGGTCATCACCCGTAAAGGGGGTTACTTTGAATTTCCCTATGTCGTTGCGAGATGGGCAAAAGCATCAGGCGAGAAATATGGCAGAGGCCCGACTAATAACGCACTACCCGATATAAAGACACTTAATGCCGCAATTTCATATATGCTTCAGGCATGGGCAAAGGATATTAACCCTTCGAGGTTAGTGCCTGACAGTTTGGGCTTTACGATTAAAGATGTACCTGGGACTAATATACCTGTTCCAGAGAGGTTTATAGAGGCTATACAGAAGGGTGCGCTTACATCCCAGGCAAGGTGGGAAGTATCACAGCACATGGTATCTGATTTAAGGCAGGCTATTAAAGAGGCATACTTTACGGACCAGTTGCAGATACAGAAGAAGGCGCAGATGACGGCAACGGAATCCGCCATCACATTTGATTTAATGCAGAGGTTACTTGGCCCTGTTTTCGGGAAGATAGAAAAATCCGTTTTCACCCCTATGGTTGAAAGGGTATTCGGCATAATGCTCCGTGCAGAGGCGTTTGATGAAGCACCCCCTCAACTTGAAGGACAGGGACTTGAGATAGAATATGTCGGCCCCCTTGCAAGATCGCAGAGGATGGGGGAAGTTGCGGCAATACGGAAATGGCTTGAGGCACTAGGGCTTATAGGGCAGTTTCAGCCTTCCGTGTTTGATGTCCCTGATTTTGACGAGATAGCGGTAGATATGGGAAGGCTTGTCGGTGTCAAGGAAAAGTATATTAATAGTGAGGATACTATAATACAGGTTAGGGATGCCAGACAGGCGCAGATACAGCAGGACAAACAACAGGAAAGACTTATGGAAAGTGCGGATGCGATGGGAAAATTATCCGCATACCAACCGGAGGGTGGCGGTGAAACAGAAGCCTAATAAGGCCTTAAAGTGTTATCTTGATACCTTTGGCAGGGGAAGTGGTCATGTGGTGCTTAAAGACCTTATGAATACCTTTGACTGTCCTTCTTTATCGGATAATTCAACTGCGCAACTTATAGCACTTGGGAATAGAATGGTGATAGACTTTATAAAGGACAGGCTGAAAGGTGCTTGCGGTGGGAACAGGAAGCCGTATGTAGACATTATGTGCGAAGTGGAAATAATTAATTTATCGGAAGAATAATCGCTGCGCTCTACCGAACTAAAGCTCGGTGGATTCGCTAGAATCTTTGCAATGGGAGGAATTAGACATGGCAGAAGTAGAATTAATAACACCTGATAGCGGAACAGAGACAACGGCTGATAATCAGGATACGGATATAACGCCAGAACCGAGTCCTATACCTGAGAACTGGAAAGAGTGGATACCTGAAGATATAAGGAATACACCCGTAATACAGGAAACAAAAGATATAACGGGCATGGCTAAAAGGCTTGTGGATTCACAGGCCATGATAGGAAAGTCCATGCGGATGCCGGAAGATGGTGATACCGCAGGGTGGGATGAGGTCTACGGTAAACTTGGGAGACCCCAGGCGGCAATAGATTATAAGATAGACCCCTCGATTACTCCGGAAGGTGCGGTTAATGAAAAACTGCAAACTTCATTCCTTGAGGCGGCACACAAGATAGGGCTTAATAATACACAGGCAAATGCCCTTGTCTCATGGAACAACGAGCAACTTCAGTCTATATATTCAATCAAGGATGAACAGGCGAAAGATGCGGTTTCCCAGTTAAAACATGATTGGGGAAATGCGTTTAAGGAGAGGCTTGCTGTAACAGAAAGAGTCCTCACTCAGTTTGGTGAGGGTGAAGTGTCGGCAGCGGCAGTCAGGGATAACCCCGCCCTTATCAAACTTGTCTATAATATGGGTAAGGATTTAATTGAAGGACAGGTTAGTGGTGATAGCGGGCTTGGTTCTATGACAATGTCCCCGAAAGAGGCGTTGAACAAAATTAATAAGTTGCACAGGGATAGTGAGTTTATGAAAGCCTATCACGAGCAAAAGAACCCTGGGCATCAGGGGGCTATGGAAGAGATGACGGATTTACATAAAATGGCTTATCCTGAAGAAGAATAATAATAATAATAGTAGTAGATTTTTTTCCCAGACACCTGCATATAATGCAGACTGGGTGCATGGCCATACAGTTGGTCAGACTGGTGACTTAATCACAAGGAAGTCTTGCATAATTAAGATACCTTCCGATATAAAAAAAAGAAGAGAGAAGGAATTAGTAGAAATCTTTATTTATTGGGAGGTATTCTTATGAGTACTGAAATTACGGCAGCATTTGTCCAGCAATACCGAAACAACCTTATACACCTGTCACAACAGGATGATTCAAGGTTGATTAATGCGGTTAAACTGAAAGAGAATGTGACCGGCAAGCAAGTGTTTTTTGACAGACTTGGGTTGCAGACTATGACCCAGCTTACATCACGCCATGCTGACACCACACAGGTTGACACGCCACATTCAAGGCGCATGGCATCATTAGCACCTTACACGGTTGCTGATTTAATTGATGACCCCGACCAGATTAGAACACTTATCGACCCAACCAACGGTTACGCAAAGGCGCAGGCGAGTGCTATAGGCAGAACACAGGATGATATAATCATCGCTGCTATGCTTGGTACTGCCGCTACTGGCGAAACTGGTTCGGGTTCACAAACACTACCATCCGCACAGAAGGTTACAATTCAAATCGGTGGTGGAGGTTCAGATGATTATCTTAATCTGGAAAAGGTATTACAGGCAAAAAGGATTCTGGATGCCGCAGAAGTAAACAAGGAAGGTCGTTGTCTTGTTTACGATGCAATTCAGATGGAAAATTTCCTGCAACTTGAGAAGGCAACATCAACTGATTATGCTTCGATTCGTGCATTGGTAATGGGCGAAATCAATACTTATCTTGGTTTTACATGGATACATTCTGAAAGACTGACGACTGATTCAAATAGTGATACACAGGTCATAGCTTTCCAGGGTGATGGTGTTGGTCTTGGCATAGGAAGGTTGAGAGAGACAAGAATTACAGAGGAATCTACCAAGAATTACGCTACTCAGGTTTGGAGTTATCTTGACATGGGTGCTGTAAGAGTTGAAGATTCAACTGTTGTTGAGATTGCGTGTAAGCCATCTTAACGGTTTTTGTTCTTATTTAAGTAGAAAACATTAACTTTTTTTTAATAATAAGGAGTATTGATTATGGCTACTTTATACAGTACGCAAATCACAAATGATGATGCTTCCCCACCGGTAAGGGGGGAGTTTAATCGCAACGGTTCTGCTCTGAGGTGTAAGATTGGAACATACAGTGCCTCCGGTTCGGAAAGTGCAGCC